CGCGCATTCCTGGTGGCAATACGTCACGAAAACCGGCAGCTACGAAACCTCGCGGGACGTCCCGCAGCACGACGGCGACCCGATCCACGATTGGGTATTCCGGCAGGAACGAACACGTCCGGCTGTTCCTGCCCGCGACAACTTCGCGCGGCTCTGGGACTACATCAACGGTAAGAAACACCCGTGGTCGAGCGATCCATTCGTGTGGGTCGTGTCGTTCAAACTTGCCGGGCCTTGAGCCGGTCGAAGCGTGAGGTTTGAGGCGACCGGCGGCAATTAGGGTCCTGTAGCCCCGATTCCGCCGCCACGCCCCGGAAGCCGTCCTGACGCCCGAAACCCCGCCAAAACGCAAGCCAGCGGCCTCTGTGGCGATTTTAGGCTTGACAGGCCCAGCCGCTTCCGGCATAATCCGGATATCACGTGCCGTGCGACGGATTGGTAACTCGCCTACTAGTGGCGCAATCCGTCGCCGGAAACCCTTTGGTTACAAGAAGTTATCATGGCTCAATGTTCTGCCACCTGCCCCCATGCCGAAGCCAAGGCCGCCATCGAGGCCAGTCTTGGGGCCCTGTTCGATGGGACGTTCTTGCAAAAAGTCAAGGATCTCATCGCGTCTGGCCTGACCGAGTTGCCCGCGATCCTCTCCGCCCTGACGGCCGCCGGAGTGGCTCTGCCGCCCTGGGCAACACTGGTGATCAACCTGCTACTGGCCCTGGAAAAGCCGGCCACGGCCTGAACCCACATCGGCCGTCCAGGGAGCAGAGATCCTCCCCTTGGCGGCCGCAACGAACGCCCGGCGGACGGCCCCCAAACGTCCGCCGGGCGGTGGATAGGAAAATCATGCTCGTACGAGGATTGACAACGAAACTCTACAAACTCATCACGGAACCATTTCCAACCGGTTGGATTCCGGTGGCCGGCGAATGCGTAATTATTCCGTCCATTAGTGGACGCGGCGCTTATCGAGCCACGGTTGAATGCGTTCTGGGCGGAGAAATCGTGAGGGTGAAGGTGGCACAATTTGCGAAAAAGGGGTGCGGCGGCAGGCAGCAATTCTTGCTCAAGGACATTCGGCCACTTCCATCGCCGCGCCGCAGTCGAGTTGGAGAACCCGCCGAACGTCGCCGCCGTGGCGACTGCGTTTGAGGAGTTGGACCGATGAATGAAGGCTGGGCTTGTCCGAAGTGCGGAAAGGTCATGGCTCCCTGGATGCCGACTTGCACCGAGAGTCACGCACCGCCGCCGATTTATTCGACGGGCACGCAGTATCCGCCGTTCGTTCCGGTGCGCGAACCGCTTACCGGAGATCCGCTTCCGCCGCAACCAATGTCAATTTACTGAAGGGGAGAAATCAGCGTGAACGAAGGGATACACCGCGAGCTAACGAGCCATAAGGTCAACGGGCTGAATGAGGCCCTGACGATCACCGTGCTGGATAATCCGGGCCAAGGCAACGCCTGCCACGATTATTTCGTGACCTGGCAAGCCGATGAATCGCACGGCGACCGACTCAGGGTGCAATTCCAAAACGGCCCGATCCAAGAGGCCGGCGTGAACGGCATCAGCAACGAAGCCCTGCTGGCTATCATCGAGGATCGCCTGTTGGACTTCCAGTCGGGCGAGTACGCCTGCCGCGAAAACGCCGTCGCCCTGACGAAGCTGCAAGAGTGCATGATGTGGCTCCAAAAACGTACGCGCGACCGCACGGCCCGCGGCGTGGAGGGGACGAATCAGAAATGAGCAATCGAATCACGCTCGCGGCCGTCCTCTTGCTGGCCGTCGCCCCGCTCAGCGCCGCCCCACCGAAGCTCTCGACCACGGCCTCGCCGCCCACAAATCCGATTGTGGCCGCACAACTCCAATTGTCCTCCGACGTCGCGACCTACTCGGCCACTGGCGGGAGTCTCGCCGCAATCCAGGCCCAGTTGACGCAACTGAACATCACTGCCGGCGTGCTCACGACAAGTCTTTCGACGTTGCAGACGACGGTTGACGCGGACTATGCCGCCCTGAAGGCGCTCATTAACCCAAATCCAACGCCGACACCCGCCGGCCACGTCGTAAGCATCCTGGCCGTGACTTCGCCCGCGACGTGTGCCCCGTGCAAGAAGCTGGACCCCGTTCTTACCGCACTTAAGGCCAGCGGCGTGAACGTGACGACCTTGGACGGGAACGATCCGACGGTGCTGACCAAATGGAACGTCGCATCGATTCCCACCTTGATAATGCAGGTCGATTCCGCTGAAGAGAACGGCGGAAAAACGCCGGGGTCGAGCCGCATGGTCGGGTTCGTCGGCAATCCGAACGACCAGGCGATCCTCGCCAAGTGGTATGCCGATACTGTCGCGTGGGCGAAGACGCTGCCGCCGAAATGAGAAACGAAAATGTATGGCTTGACGACGAAGATGTGAGCCCTGCCCGATTGGCCGGTAGACTTGCGGCGCGACGTGGCATTCCCGACACAAAGAAACCTTTACCGATTCGACAGGATTCATTTCTGATGCCCGCCCCGCTCGACATGCACAACGACGCCGACGTCATCCAGGCCGCCTACGCCGCGAGCATGGCCGCAATGTTCGACAAGCTCGTGGACGTGTGGGCGTGCGACGGCGAGGAGAAATTCAGGGCGCGGGCCAAGCGGGATATCGAGTTGAGAAAGCAGGTCCGCGACGATCTGCTGCTGATGGTCGAGTGAAAGGAAAACGAAATGGCCGACATGATGCTGACTGAAGTGACCCTCCACACTGGCCGCAAGGTGATGAAGGGGCTCGAACCCCACACCGCCGCCTACCGCGGTCGTTTGCTCGGCAAGCGTTCCATGTATGCCCGTCTTGGAGCGCCGCCGGCATCGTGCTTTCAGTCGGGGAATTTCTTCCTCGACATGTACTTTAACAATCGCTATGGCTGTTGCACGGGTGCGGCGTGGATGGAGATGCTGAACCGCGCCTACGGGATCGCAGTGCCCGAGGCCGTCGCGATGGCGGCGTTCAAGGCCGCTCGATTGCTCAATGGGGCGAACATCTTGGACGTACTTAACTTCGCCGAGACGTACAAGATCACCGTGAATGGGAAGGATTACGTTTTCGGCCCGTCGGCGACCATCGACTATTCCGACCCCACGGCCATCCAGACCGGCATTTCGACCTACGAAGGCGTCTACTGCGGCATCGACGCGGGATTCCTGGAGAAGTGCGTCGGCGACACCAGCGGTTGGGTTGCCCAGGTCATCACGCGGGCGATGCAGAATTACGACCATGCGATTTGGTTGCCTGACTACGGAACGCTCGATGAGGCGGCGACTTATATCAACAAAGAGCGTGGCGTGACTGTGACGATTGGAAGTCTTGATCCACAGATGTCGGTTGCGACCCTCGACACCTGGGGAACGCTCGGGATTGTGCCGCTCGCCACGACCATCGTGAATACGGTTGGCGAGGCCCACGTTATCGAGTCGTTCCCGTCCGCCCCCACCCCGACGCCCACCCCTTCCCCCGACGCCCCGCCGGCGCCCAGCGGGCAGATTTGAGGGGACACGACGAAATGACCAGCTCCGCCGAAACACTGACCATCAATCTCAGGCCGTGGTCGGTAGCGTGCCCGAACTGCCGAAGCGCCAGCGAGGTGGCACTTGTGGACGGAACCCTGGTCATCGCCATCCCGCCGAACAACGGCACGTATGGCCCGCAACTCGGCTGGTGCGACCGCTGCAAGGTGTTCTTTTGCACTGGGTACGAGGCGAAAGAATAGGCCCAAATGCGTTACCTCGCCCACCTGGCCCTGATCGCCCTGGCCGTCGCGGCGGGAGTTGCGCTTGCAATTTGGGGAGCGTTGCTGTATCTTTCCTGGAGTGCGAACCATTAACCCGCAGTTCCCCTTCAGGAGCCCATGAAATGAAATCCTTCCTCGCCCTCGCGGCGATCCTCGTTTGCCTCGCCTTTGCCCTGCCGGCTCGCGCCCAGGTTGCACCCGCCGCCGATCCAGGCAGCGTCGACGTCCGGTTCACGTCGCTCGTCACGTCCGCGCCGCCGGTCCCCGGCTCGGTTGCCGCGCCAGCTTATGCCCCTGCCGCCTGTTCGCCCGCTTGCTCTTGCCCCTGTGGCCCAGCGGCTTGCACGCCGACCGCGTGCGCGGTGAACGGCTGCGCCGGGTGCGCGGGTTGTGCCGTTGGAGTATCGGCCGGCCGCGCCCATCCGGTGCTCAAGTTTTTGACGCATCCGTTCGCACGACTTCGCGCCCGCCGGGCAGCGAGAGGAGCGGGCGGCTGCGGCTGTTGATTTCTATTTTCTCATCCACTACCCCAGGAACCATTTCCATGACCCCCGCACAATTCGCCGCCCAAGTCGCGACCGATCAAGCCACGCTCGCGTCGGCCCAAGCCACGCAAGGCACGACCGGCACGACGCTTTCTGCCGCATTGTCGCAGCTCTTGACGGACGTACAGATGGCTCAGCCCGCGAGCCCGACTTCGTGACCGATCCATCCGCGCCGTTCGCCGCGTCGTTTCCAGGCGTAAATCGCGGCGGGCGCGGACCTTTGAGGCACCCGCGAGAGGATGTGCAATGGACATACCAGGCGAAGTCTGGATTGCAGGCGGAACGATAGCCACGATTGTGGGCACTTGGATTAGCGCCGCCCGTGCGGCGGCCAAGTCTCGCGACACTGTGGTGGAACGGCTGAATCAACAGGACGTGCGATCAGCCGAACAGCATGGAGAGAATCGTACATCGATACGCGGAATTGAAGTCAACATGAAAGGCATCGAGCAAACGCTGGTGCGGCATGACGAGCGACTCACCGCCTGCGAGCGTAGGCCATCGCAAGTGGTGTGTCCGCAACGACACAACGATCCACCTGGCTAGCCGCCATCGGCCGCAACCAGGAAAGCGGAAGCCAAGCAGCGAACACGGGAGCCCAACCATGCCTGACATAATCACCATGACGCCAGAAGAGGAAATCGAGAGCCTGAAGGCCGAATTGGCGGCCGAGCGCGACCAAGGCATCGCCGAGCGAAAGCGGTGGGAGCAGCGATATGCAATTTTGCTGGACGCCACAACCCGCCAGGTACGACGAGCACGGCGCACTGCGTGATGGCTCGCTGGCGGGCGGCAACAGCGACGGCAGGCTTAAAGGGATCACGAAATGTCGAAAGTACGAAAACACGAAAGCATGAATGACGAAGCTCGAAAGAACGACGAAGGTGCGTTCAACTTCGTCATTCGTCATTCGAGCTTCGTCATTCTTCTGTGTACTGGGTACTGTGTACTCGGCACTCCGTGCGCCCGCGCCCAGCCCAACGGTCTCTTCCCGGAGACGATCATCGCCGGGCCGGGCCTGAGCTCCACGGCCAGCGGCCGCACGCTGACTTTGAGTGTGACTGCCGCCGGCGGCACGACCTTCACGCCGGGATTGAACCTTTCGCTCGCCGCCGGCACGCTCAATGCCGGCAGCGCCACGCTCGGCAGCGCTGCATATACCAACAGCGGATCCTATGAGCCAGCCTTCACGCCCGGCAACGGGCTCTTGCTGGCGGCAGGCAACTTGTCGGCGCTGCTGTCGACCACTGGCGGCTTGTCTTTCACCGGCGGATCAATCGGCATCACCGGAGGGACTGCCGGACTGCTTGCGGGATATGTGCCGTATAGCGGCGCGACTAGCAGCGTTTCTCTGGGATCGTATAGCATCCTGGCTAGTGGAATATCGCCCACCAATAACGGGATTACTCCCGTGACTTCGTGGCTATCTACCGGCGGAAGCGCTAGTCAGTTTCAGCCTCAATACAAGATCGTCAATGCCATTTCCTTTGCCGGAAGCGGGCAGACAATGCTTTCTTTCGACGCGCTCCATAATTGGATCGGCATCAACCAAACAGCCCCTGTGTCCACGCTTGATCTTGGCAGCAATCCGACGATCACCGGCAGCGGCTCGACCGCGGGCTACTGCAGTATCGGAGTGACGAGCAGTGGCGGAATCGTGCTCAAGTCCTCCGACACGTCAACGAGTTCCCCGGCATTGCGGTTGGTGAATCTAGCCAACAGCAGCGTGTGGACCGTGGACTATCTAGGCAATACGGTGTTCAGCGGCAACATCAGCGGCAGCGGGGCATTGAATATCGTCGGGGCGGCGACGTTCGCGGGAGGTACGGGAATTGATTCGTCAGGCGACTTGACGGTAGGCGGACAACTCATTGCGGGTAATGATGGCGTTCAGGCATCAAGCGGGAACATTCTCAACCTCTACTCTGGCGACGGAAATTCCGGATCATCCATCACAATTGCTGACCAGACGCCTGATGGCGGAAACATCACGCTTGCAACTGGGGCTTTGGGCTCAATAGTTATTCAAGGAAATCTGGATTTTCCCGATCTCACTGCATCCAGTCTGTTGGCTACAGGAACGTCAAATATCGCGTCATCGGTAATCCTTGGCAGGAATGCAACGCTTACCGGCATCACGACAACGTCCGGAGGCACGCTGAACGTCGGTACGGCCACCTTTGGATCGGCGGCCTACACGGCGAGTAACGCCTACGTTGCTGGTCTTGGTAGCTTGTCGCAAGAGAATTCCAACGCCTTTAGCATCAGCGGCACGGGCACCCTCACACCATCCAGCAGCACGACCTACGCCCTGTTGCAATTCATGGGCTCGGGCAGCAACTGGACGACGCTGGGCAGCAACCCGGCGGGCAACATGGTGATTACGCCGAGTGCGAACGCGGCGAACAACGTGCTGAGCATTACGAATGCCGGCGGAACAAACACGCTTGGGCTTAGCACTCAATCTGGAGGAGGAGGTCAGATTGTGATGTCGAATACGAACGGCAGCACAATTACGTTTAATATAGATACAGCAGATGCTAACGGCAACATCTCTATGTCGAGTGGTCAGTTGTATATACATCCGGTGGTTGATTTCTATAATAATATCGCCCCATTTAATGATAATGCAGTAACTTGCGGAGCCGCCGGACAACGTTGGTCAGGATTCGACGCAACAACTGGGACCATCGGAAAAGCCTCGACAACTACTCCTGGCTGGGTAATAAAACTCGCATCAAGTGCCGACACGGCAGATGCCTTTCAGGTGCTCGCGTCGAACAACTTATCGGCCGGCGCGACGAAAGTCTTCGGCATCAGCGGCGGATCGGCGGCAGGCGGCGTTGCGGGGGCGATCAATAGTGCTATCGGGCAGACGACGCTTACGCCGACAGGAGCCGGAGCGGGAGGCACTATCGTTTGCTCTATGCCGTTCCAGGGAGCAAGCTACAAGCAGGCCATTCTGTTTTTCAGTGGCTACAGCTTCGGGGCGACCGGTGGAGACACCTATACGTTCCCAACTGCGTTCACGCAGACGCCTTTCGTGTCAGCCAGCAACGTCACGGTGACGGCCACACTTACCACTACGAGCTATGCGGTCACGGTGGCTTCCGGTCAAACAGGATGGGTCACAATTGAGGGTTACTAAATCATGCCAACACCGCCAGTTCCACTTCCGCCACAACCCGGTCCGATCATCCCTATCCCAGGCCCACCGCCTGTTGCCGGACTGGAAGACGCTCAGCAAATCATTGCGGCCATGCAAGCTGTCGTCGTGGCCGTGAAGAATCTTTCGGCCACGATGCAGACGCACTTGTGGGCCAGCCCGTTCGGAGCGACGCCACAAAACGTCGTTGACAACCTCAATGCCGAGGGGCAGGCGGCTCAAATCCTTGGCGACCACGACGCCTACATCAATGCCGCTAGCGATACGGCTCCGGGCTTGCCGCTGGCCATGCAGCCCGGCTGGTCCTATGCGACGGCCGTCGGTGGTGCGGTGAATCTCATGGGCCCGGCAAGCGTGCTTGTTGTCACCGGCCTTGCGACTGTGGTTCATGGGCAAGCCGTCCAAACCACGGCCAACGGCAACGACACAGACGGCAACGTATCGGGGAGCTACAATGGAACGTGTGCCGTGACGTGCAGCGATGCGAAAGCCGTGTTCCCAGCCACGGTGACTTTCGGGCAGGGCGTGGCGAGTTTTTCCGTGACGTTCAACACGGTGGGGCCGCAGACGCTGACGTTGACGGACGCGACCAATAATCTGAGCGTCACGGTACAGGTGACGGTGACATGAGAGAAGGAAAATGCAAAGCCTGTGATGGCACCGGCTGCGCGACGTGTGAAGGCACCGGTATTACAGAACGCGACGTGACGCTTGGACTTCACATCCTCCGACTGCTGTTTTCTTTCATAGGGATCGGGATTATAATTTGCAAACTACGCTCGGCAAGGTGCAGGAAAGTTACCCCCAGTGGCTTGTAGCCGTCGCCTTGCCGGGCTAAACAACGAAGGAGCTTTTGAAATGAAATGTCTATTCAGTCTCGCGGCGGCAATTGCCGTCATATTCGCCGTGGCTTGCATCGTCGCGGATGAACCAGTTTCGCACGGATACGGGCGACCGGCAGTCCATCCGACGACCGACTTGTCGTCCAGCGGAAACGTCATTGATACGTCCGGTTGGAACGACGACGAATTGGCTGTCACCATCCCCTGCTACGGTACGGGCCAGAGTATCATCGGCAAGACGATGAAGGCCGGGAAGAAGCTGCGATTTGTGTTCGTCAATGACCGCGAAGTGCGGATCGAGAAAGCCGAATTCAAGCTCCTAACTCCTAACTCCTAACTCCTAACTCCTAACTCCTAACTCCTAAATTCCCATGCTGTCATTACTCGGCATCCTCGACAACGGCGCGGGCTACTCCGCCACGTCCGCGCTCCTGATCCAGAACCCCGGCACGGCGAGCGAGTTGTGGTGGAACGGCTCGGCCTTCGTGCCGGCGGGGAGCCTCACCATCGGCCAGGCATACACCTCGGGCGGCACGGCGATCATCGCCGGCGTGCAAAACACGTTGAGCGGAGGAAGCTGGAACGGCCGCTGGCTGTTCGTCGCCCCCTCGGGTATTGACCAGACGCAGAGCTATAAGTTCTTGATATTCGCCGGGGCCGTGCCCGTCGAGCAGGAGCAGATCGGCGAATACAGTTGGAACGGCATCCTCTTCGACCTCTATTCGCTCCTGCAATACGTGAGCGGATCGAGCGGCCCGATGCAGTTCACCGCCATCGCATTAGCGAATGCGCCGAGCGGCGGAGGTGGCAGCGGCGGCGCTACGGCGGCGCAAGTCTGGTCGTATACCACGCGGACGCTGACAGGCACCAGCGGCGCGATCGGTCCCACGGCAGGCGCGAACCTTGCACCGATTCCGGCAAGCGTCGTGCCAAACCAGAGCGTTGATCTATCGGCCGCGGTATATGAGTCTGGGCAGCTCCCGACGCAATCTGGCACGAGCACGATCGTCTACACGATCTGGGACGTCGAGCAAGACCAGGCAGTGCCCGGGCAATCAGCCGTATCGCTGACGGTGGCTAGCGTGCTGAGCAATACGCTACTGAGCGACGCAGAGGCCACGAACTACAATTTCCGCTTCACGCCGGCGATCGGCTTGGGCCAGCCGTTCCCGCACCAAGGGCGATTCAATGTGGCCGTGACGTTCGCGCCAACCAGCGGGCAAGCGTACTACTGCAATTTTGAGGTATGGGCGAAGTGGTAAGAATGGCGATGCTTGGTAATCCTGGTAAGATAGGCTATGCGAAAAAGGTACTTCCCAGGACTTATTCGCCAGACTGCCACGCTGGCCAAACCGGAGAAAAACTTTCTTCCCCTTTTCGGGGGGAGTGCGGATAAACCGCAGGAATTCTATTTCGTGTCCAGAATGATTTCAACCCGCTGACGGGTTATTTAAGCGAGAAATGCCAAGAAAAGCCCTGACCGGTGAGGCCAAAGCGAACGCGGCCCGTGCGAAGCTCATTCGCGCCGGCGAACGCTCCTACGCGAAGACCGCGGCCCACAACGAAATTGGAGACATTCCGCCGCCGAAGGATTTGGCAGGCCGGGAATCCTATCGTTTCGACCTGCACGGCTTCCTGTGCCGCTACTTCAGCGTGGCCGGCGAAATGCGACCGTTCAGCCGGGACCACATTCGGGCGATCAAGCGCCTGCAAAACATCATCGTTGACGGCGGCCGCATGGCCCTCTCGGTCTTCCGGGGTTGGGCCAAGACCTGGATTTTCGAGCGCGCGGCGATTTGGGCGATCGTGTACGCACACAGGGCCTTCGTGGTGGTCTACGCCGCAACGAAGCCGCTCGCCAAAGGCAGCCTGGACGACTCGATCAAGCTCGAATTCTACGAGAATGACCGCCTGGCGGCCGATTTCCCGGAAATCTGCCTGCCATTCCGCCACCTGGAGCAAAAAGCCCAGAGGGCCGGCCAAACGCAGTACGGCGAGCCTACGGGCTGCCGCTGGCTTGCCGACCGGCTGGTCTTCGCGAAATGCCTCACGGCGGCCGGGGAGTGGGCGGAAGCCTCCGGCGCGACGCTGGTGGTTCGCGGCATCATCGGCGGTACGCGCGGCCTCAAGAAAGGCAACACGCGACCTGACTGCGTTTTCGTCGATGACCCCCAGACCGACAAATCGGCCCGCAGCCCGGCACAAATCGACGGGCTCATGGCGATCATCACCAAGGGCCTTCTTTCGCTTGGCGGCCACTTCACGCGCCCGCTGGCGATTTGCGTGATCGGGAGCGTAATCGAGCCCAACGACCTGATGGAACGACTGTTGGGCATGCCGGAGTGGCAGGGCGAGCGGATCAAGATGATCCAGCACTTCGCTTCGGCGCATGAAACGTTGTGGCTCGGCCAGTATGCGGCGATCATCATGGGCTACGACCGCAGCAATCCGGATGCCCCTGAAAAGGCCCGTGCCGAGGCCACGGCATTCTACGCGGCCCACCAGGAGGAAATGGACGCGGGCTGCGTCGTGACCTGGCAGGGCTGCTACGGCCACGGCGAGCTTTCGGCGGTCCAACACGCCTACAACCAGTTCATCGTTCTTAAAAAACGCGTGTTCTGGGCAGAAATGCAATCCAGCCCGCTCTCGGCCGACGAAGCGGGGTATATGCTTCCGGCCGGAAAGCTGGCTCAGAAGCAAAGCGGGTGGGACCGAGGCGTCGTTCCGACCGCGGCGACGATCCTGACGGCCTTCGTCGACGTCCAGGGGGCCTTCCTGCCCTACGCCGTTTGCGCGTGGGAGCCTGGCTTTACGGGCCATGTGATCGAATATGGCGCCTTCCCGCCGCAACAGCGGCGATACTACACCCTCGATACTGCGCTGCCGACGATGGAAGCGTACCTGGTAGGTCACGGCCACGAGGAGTTGCGCGGGCAGGGCCTTGACGCCATCGTGGCGGCGGGGCTGGATTATGCCCTGCGGCAGCTCAACGAGCGTCGCTACAGGAAGCCCGACGGCGCCGAACACGCGATTGATCAAATCCTGGTTGACACCGGCTGGCGCGATTATCTGGTCTTCGCGGCGATCCAACGGCTTAGGCAGCCGGGCCAGACGTTGGCGCGGGTCATGCCGTCCAAGGGCTGGGGCACCACGGCAATCAAGACCATGCCGCGTTTCAAGCGGGAGAACGGCGATGTGTGGGGGACCGGATGGGGTGCCACGATGCCCAAGGCTGGCCACATGCGACTCGTGACGATCGATACCAATTACGCCAAGACCTTCCTGCATGAACGTTTTATCGCCGGTATTTCGGGCCGGGCCAGTCTGTCGCTCTATCGGGACGATCCAGGCAACCATGCAATGTTCGCGGACCAGCTGACCGACGAAACGCCGCACATGGTAGTTAACAAAACGAACGACATCGAGCTGCTCATGTGGGAACAAAAGCCAGCGGCGAACAACCACTTTCTCGATTGCGTCGTCGGGTGCGTGACGGGGGCGAGTATGCGCGGGATTCAGCTCGTGGACGTGGAGCCCGCCAAGCGAGCGCCGCGGAAGCGAGTGCCGATTTCACAGATGATTAGAGGCGTGCGGTGAAGGGGATCAAGGGATGACGAATGCCACGCAAGCGAGTGCCGATAAGCGAGTTCATCAGCGGCAGCGCCGACCGTTCGCTCTTGACCTGCCCCGGTTGCGGACGCGAGAATGCGTTCTACGTGACCAACACCTGGCGGGCGAGCGGCGCGAAGCGAAGATTGCGAAAGTGTAGATTCTGCGGCTATGCCGCAAACGAAACGGTTCCCGAACCCATTAGAGACGGAGAGAACGAATGACCTACCGCGAGCAGGACGATACAACGGCCAATGCGCCGCGCAAGCCGCTTCGCCGCGAAGTCCTCGATTTGTGCCGGGATAACGCGACTATCGCGACCTGCGTCAAGGCATGGCAGCATGGGTTCTGCACCTTCGAAGACGCGATGATAAGCGCCGTCTGCGGCCTCGCTACGCAGAATCGTTCCGCGCTTTCGCAACTCGCAAAACTCCTTCAGCACGGCCATCAGTCCGGCGAGATTGCCCTATCCGCCGATCAGCAGGCGATTGTTGCGGCGCTTCTCAGGCTGACGCCGGATCAGGCCGGCGCCGCGCGGCGAGCGATGCTCTGCGATGGCGAGGTGTTCCTGAAACTGCATTCGGGCGACCTGGCCCCCGAAATTATCAATTCATCCCAAGTCCTGATTTCCAAAGAAAGAGAGAACGAATGAGCGAGAAACCTATCGAGAAAAAAGAGCCCAAGACCTTCCATCCCATCGAGGCCGGCATGTCTGCCTTCGAGATCCCTGGCGCGGGCTGCATCATCAAGGTGCAAGGTGTATTCGTGCCCGGCGCGTGCATCATAGAAGACGAGGGCGTGTTCAAGATTGTGTCCGAAGCCACCGGGCGGCAGGACCAGATTCGGCGCGCTGTTGCCGGCGGCGGCACGGTCACGTTGATAAGCGAGAAATAAGCCATGAGCACAAAAACCGCGCGGATGACCCATCAGCTTCTTGAGCGGATGGCCGACGGGCCTCCGGAAAGCCTCGAATATTGGGTGATGATGGCCCGGCACGTCGTGGCCCAGTGCCGGTCGATTTGGCGCGATTGCGGATCGGTGGACCGCGAGCCGAATGACGAAAAAATCATTGCCGATCTTCGGGCGGAATTGGACCATGAAAAATACGCCAGAAAACGATTGGAGGCGGAGAACGCCAGGCTTCGCGAGCGGACGCTTGATTCGCCAGAGAAAGCGGCTAGTCCGGCCGGCAGCAAGTCATACAAGTCGTACTGGCGACCGATTGCCTGTCCTCACGGCGGTTGTGCGTGGGTGTGCGACACGATCAAAAACGAAACGGTTCCGGCCGGCGTGGCGGCTTTGCTTGAGATCGGCGAGCTTCGCGGACGCCCGCTGGATTGCTTGATTTACGCAGCATTATCCGACGTCTGCCGCAAACTCTGGCCGGAGGCGTGTCAATGACCTCCGACGAACTAATCCACGCCATCTCCCAACTCCTTGCCGGCCATCCCACGCCGGAACCAGACGCGGCCACGGTTATCCAGGCCCGCAAGAATGCGCGGTACATTATCGACCGGCCACGGGACTTCCCGGACGTGCCCGGCATGATCGCGGAGCAGCGCCGGGCCACGTTGTTCAGCGTGGCCTGCATGCTGGAATTGGAGCGGCTGCACCCGGTGGCAAAGCCGGTCCCGTTTGCGGAAGGAGTCTTGCGGTAATGCACTCGAAAACTTTTGAGTTTCCGATCTACAAAGACGAGCGATTGACCGGCGGCCGGTTCCCGGTTATCGATCCAATTGTCGCCAACGCCGTGAACACGCTGGCCGACAAGGCGGCGGAATTAGTCCGATTGATCGAGTCGTGCTGCCCGCCCTGTGATGACCGAACCGAGGCCGCTAAGAAGGTCGAGGAAGCCGTGATGTGGACCATGAACGGGATGAGGAAGAACGGATGATTCCGCCGCCAGGCCGGTTGCCATTTTCGTTTGCCGCAACCACCAACTCGAATTCGACGGCGTGGGCCAATGGCAAGTCGTTCGCCGAATCCATCGTCGAGATTCAATCGATTGAGAAGGACTTCCGCGAGAAAACTCGGCAAGCGGTTGAAGACTTTCGGCGCGCGGCAAAGCCGTGCGCGCTCTGTGGGCACGTGATGGAGATTGACGACGCCGGGCAAACGGTCACGGTTTGCGTTTGCATGTACGCAGCTATCGCAAGCTGCATTCCGAATGAGAATCCGAAGAATCCGGATGTTTTTGGAGTCATCGGATGCCTCGATATTCGCTTGGCCCAACCGCTTGACACGCCCGGCGGTTCCGTCTAGAATGCCCGTGTTGAGACTTGGACGTTTTCCGAACAAACCGCGGCCGGTTGCTTCGCGCTTCTGACCTGTCCAAGTCTCACGCGCTGGTGATCGGCCGCGGGAAATAGCGAGACTTGGACAAAATGCGCTGCGGATGCGGAAAGACCGTCGAGCCGAAGGCCGGCAAAAAAGAGCGCCTGCCGGCCGGCTGGCATCGTCAGCCGAAAACGGAACTGCCGCTTTGCCCAAAATGCTGGGGCGAGCGGTACATTCTGCGGGCCGTGACGATCCCCGTCGCCGGCCCCGTGTCGTGCGAATGGCCGGAGTTTAGGCAGGCGCTCAAGACGGCATGGCAGCGGGCGACGCGATTGACAAATCTTGCCGTGCAATCGTTGCTCAAGCGGGACGTTGTGCGAACCGCAAAGATGACGAAGCTGCCGCCGATGCCGGCGGGGAATCTGTACCAGGATTGCATGGTAGAGGACTATGCCGGTTGGAGCCAGTCAGCAGCCGCGATCCTCCGGCAGACGGAAGCCAAGTACCGGGCCAAGCGCTACGAGCGGATTTGGCTAGGGCAGACGACGTTGCCGAATGCCCGTTATCCGCAGCCCTACCCGATTCACAACGCAAACTGGACGGCCGCGTGGATGGAAAACGGCGAGCGTGTGCCGCACGTCACGGTCACGCTTCCGGAAGTCGGGCGCATCACGCTGCGACTTCGCGGCGGACAAGATTTCCGCCGGCAACTTGCGGCCTTCGCTCAAATCGTTAGCGGTACGGCAATTCAGGGCGAGTTGTCGCTATACGAGCAACGCGTCAACAGCGGCGACCATCGCAACGGCACCACGGAACGGGACGGCGGTGGGGGGAAGTTTCAAACGCGGGTGATGTGCAAGATGGTGGCCTGGCTTCCGCGGCAGGAAGCCAAAGAGCTGGATGGAACGCTCTTCGTACGCACGGATGCCGATGCGTTGCTCATTGCCCTGGACGCCAAAGATGAACGCGTCTGGATTCACAATGCCGATCACCTGCCGCGGTGGGTGGCGGAACATCGGCGGCGGTTGAATCGGTGGGCGGATGACCAGAAGGCCGAGCAACGGCCGGTAGCCTCGTTCACAGGCCGGCGGGAAAGGGCGTGCTTGAAGCATCGCAATCGAATGGACTCGGCCACGCACGAGGCCGCCGCCCAGTTGGTGAATTTCGCGAGTCGTCGCAAGTTCGCCGTGATTCGCTACGACGATTCGTGCAAGAGTTTCGTGAGGGAATTTCCCTGGGATCGGCTGAAACGATTGATTATCGAAAAGTCCGATGCTGCCGGAATCGAGGTAGAAGTTGTCGCGACCGGCTCGGTGCCGGAAAAAGTACCAGACCCGCTCGCAGAAACGCAAGGAGTGAATTGATATGGAGCTACGAACATTGGCCACCGCAAGGCCAAGTCGGGCAAGCCTGGAATCCGAGCGATTCCGGGGACCGCTCGAAAACGCCGTCACAAAAAGAGCAGGGATAAAGCCTTACGGCCTCGGCCCCTGCAATGCCTGAGGAACGCGTCAGACATTGCGGGTTTACGTCCACCGGCTCCAAGGTTCCGTCATCGACCCCTGCAATGCCTGAGGAACGCGTCAGACATTGCGGGACCGCAAGAAGCCGCCGTTCAAGTCGGCGGCGCTGGTCACCTGCAATGCCTGAGGAACGCGTCAGACATTGCGGGATCAAGACCTAGTTTCCCCGGAACGCTGGATCCTGGTGCCTGCAATGCCTGAGGAACGCGTCAGACATTGCGGGATTGCAAGAAGCCGCCGTTCAAGTCGGCGGCGCTGGTCACCTGCAATGCCTGAGGAACGCGTCAGACATTGCGGGGCTCGTGTCGCCTTGTCCCGGCCTCTTGCCAGTTCTGGCAATTTCCCCGAAAATCCGCTAGACAGCCTTAGCGGATTCTGATTTAATACCCGCATACAGGCGACGCGCCCGGCTGATCCCCGAGCGTGAGCCCAGCGCAATTTAAAAGCCAACCGGGGCCGGTTCCTTGGTTGGCTTTTTCGTTGCGCTCGCCTGTTCAATCCAAAGCGGGAATCATGCCGGAAAGCCATCTCGAAAAGGCGATTGAGGAAAACGCCAAGACGGCGCAATCCGTTTCAAGCGAGGCAGGCTCCGCGACTGCCCATTCGCTGCACGACCAAATCGAGGCCGACCGTTATCTTCGCGGCGTGAAGGCCCAGCGCAACGGCGTTTCCGGCCTGCGCATTCTCGGCCGCGTAGGGAATTCGTCAGGATGAACGGACTTATACCGAGAATCCGCGAGTGGCTCTTTGGCGCGCCCGAAGACGCCGCGCCTCAGGCTGCCCCGCCTTCACCGCGGCAGCTTCGCGGTACTTACGATCTGGCCCGCACCGATTCGTCCAATGCCAATCAATGGCGCGGCGCCGACTGGCTGGACGCCGACGCCAGCGATTCCCCCGGCGTTCGCCAGGTCCTCCGCAACCGATCGCGGCACGAAGTCCAGAACAACCCGACACTGACCGGGATTTGCCGGACGGTTTGCGATTACGAGGTGGGCACCGGCCCCACCCTGCACGTCGATAACGACGATGAGGATTTCGCGGCCGAAGTCGAAGAGAAGTGGCGCGATTGGTGCGAGGCCGTGAACCTCGTCGGCAAACTCCGGCAGATGGTCTACGGCCGCGTCGTGGATGGCGAGGGATTCGCCCGTATCGGCCAGAATCCAAATCTAAAGAATGACGTGCAGCTCGACGTCCAGCCCTTCGAGTGCGACCGCTGCTATACGCTCTGGCTGCCGTACCTGACGCCTTACCGGATCGACGGCATTTGGTTCGACGTTTGGGGAAACCCGACCTACTACGACATCCTCCAGTACCATCCGGGCGGCGTGTTCCCCATGCCGACGTGGAAGTTCGACACCACGCCCGCGCAGTTCGTCTTGCACCTGTTCAACCCCGAGCGGGCCAACCAGCACCGCGGCATTCCGGAAATGATGTCGAGCACGGATCTATGGGCCGACCGTCGCCGGCACCGCAAGGCCACGGTTGCCGCGGCCGAGTCGGCCGCCAACGTCGCGGCCTTCCTCACGACGAACCAACCGCCGGAAGAGGGCGGCGCACTGCCCGGCGGGCAGATGGAAATGCCGCGCAACTCGCTTGTAATCGCGCCGGACGGTTACGACATGCGGCAGATCGACGCCAAGCACCCAAACCAAACTTACGAAATGTTCTCGACCGAAACGCTTTCCGAAGCGGCCCGGCCTATGAGCATGGCGAAGAACGTGGCCAAGTGCGATTCCAGCTCGTACAACTTCGCCGGCGGGCGTCTCGACATCATCACATCGTGGAAGGCCGTCGAGGGCAATCAGCGCAACAACACCTGGCGGGTGGTCAATCCGCTTTTCCGCGCATGGTACGTCGAGGCCAGACTGGTCTATGGATGGGCTGCGAAGGATTCCGGCCTGGTCCCGGCGCATCATTTCCTCTGGGTTGGAATGCCCTACAGCGATCCCGAGGCCGAAGAGAACGCCGACGAGGCCGCGATCCGCACGGGGCTGAAAGGCATCCAGGAGGTCTACGCCCGCCGCGGCAAGGACTGGCGCGTGCAGCGCAAGATGAACGCGAAGGCCCTAGGCATGAGCGATGACGAGTATATGGATTTCGTCGTGGACAATCTCCGCGGCGGCAAGGGCGCGGCCACCAAGGAGCCGGCAGAGCCCGGTGAGACGCCTGCGCAGTCCGGAGAAACGCCCGAGGCCGTGAAAGCGAAGTTTGCGCGGCTGTTTCCGGGATTGGCAAAGCGACTGAATGGGCATCTGAAGGCGGCCGGCTGGGATGAATCCAAGCATCCGCGCGGCAACAAGGACAATCCGGGCGAATTCGGCCCCGGCGGCAATACGGCAACGAAGACCAAGACCAGCACGAAGCCGGCCAGGCCGGGCGCGAAGCAGCCAGCCGCAGCCGCCGACATTCACGAATCGCCCGACCGCCCCGTGAAGCTCACGAAGGTTTCGCAGCGCGCCTTTACCGGCGAGCCCATCGCAACGAAAACCCAGCTCGGCAAATCCACAACCGGAAAGTTGGGAGAAAACATCATCATCCAGTATTGCCGGCAGATCAAAGGGAAAAAGGATGCCCGGCACCTGAACCTTGACCGCAACAATTTTCCCATCGATCTGGTGCAAGACCACGAAAGCATCGAAGTCAAGGCAGGGCTCGTCAGCAATCGCAGCGATGCCCAGCGGTGGCGGTTGACGATCGGCGAGCCGGGAAAGAAGGAAAAGGAGTGGCTTGCCCAGGCCAGCGAGAAACAGAAGGCGGCATGGAATTCCCGCAAACAGCAGGCAATCATCGAGCGCAAGGCCAAATGCCTGAAGAATCTCAGCAAAGAGCTGGGCAAGCCCGTTAAGGCCAAAACGATGACGGTGATTATCAACCCGGACACGAAAACAGCCGATATTTACGAGTTCGACGGCTGGCATGAACGCATCGGCTGGAAGAGCGAAGAGGCCAAAGCGGCCTACGTGGGGAGCGTGAAATATGAGTGACGATGAAGTCCCTCCCGAAGTGGTCGAAGAATTCGAGGCCGCGCTTGAGAAAGAGGCGACCGAGTGGGAAGCCGCGCACCTCGCGGAATACAAGGACGTTGACGACGAGCGCGTCGAAGCCGACGCGATGGACTCCGGCACTGCCAGCACTGTGGGCGAGACGGCATCGAACGGAGTGGGTCAATGAGCATCGCATCGACCATCCAAGCCGCCGCCGCCGTTGGGCCTTACCCGGTCTACGCGGAGGGCTCGCAGTATTGGGTCGGCCCGTGGTCGTTCAGCGCCGACGGAAATTTTCTGGGGCCCTACGTCATCGACACGGTGAATAGCCAGTCGGTCGGCCCATGGCCATGGTGGAGCGACACAGATGGGAATCAGTTTTTGGGACCGTACCTGGTGAAGTGATGGCGGATACGAACGACTCGAACAACGCCGTGAGGAATCCATACCTCCCCGATCCGCGAGAATCGTGGGCGCAGTTGCACTCCACGCCCGAGCACTTCCTGCATGAGTCCTTCCGATCCGAAGACATCGAGCCGGGGGTCCGCAAGGTCACGGGCGAGATCAAGGACAAGCCGGGCGAGCGGCAGGACTTCGCCTATTACTTCGCGCTGCCCAAGTTCGATTCTCTCGGCGCGCAGGAATGGCTCCAAAAGCGGAAGATTCAGCCGGCCAAGTTCGACCCACCTAAGGACACCACGTACAAGCAAATCACCGGCCGCGCCAAGCCGGCCCAGCTCGAAGCCAAATACGCGGCCATTGCCGGCGGCCTCGTCACGCTCAAGGCCGAAGGCGGCAAGCTGCCCAAGCTCGACATCCTCGTCTACTCCGGCGGCAAGGTTCAGCCCGAGGGATGGGACCATCCCATCGTCGTGGATTTGGCCGGCCTGCAAATCGAGGATGAAGACCAGACACCGGTGTTGAAGGACCATGACCCCGATCTGGTCGTGGGCCACGGCACGCCGGAAAACGACCTGCGAACGCTGACGCTCGAGGGCGTCGTGTCCGGCACCGGCCCGGCGGCGCAGGAGGTCGTGAAAAATTCCAAGAACGGTTTTCAGTGGAAATCCTCGATCGGCTGCGACCGCCTGGCGGCGCCGCAATTCATCGAAGAGGGGAAGTCCAAGGAAGTCAACGGCCAAACGATCGACGGCCCGTGCTACTACTGGCCCACGTCGATCCTCAGAGAAGTCACCATTACCGGCCGCGGGGCCGATCCCAACTCCCGTGTTTCCATCGCCGCGAAGGCCCGCAGACTTTCGGCACAACGAAGAAAGGTGCGAGCAATGGCTACAGCCACGATGCCCAGTTGCGAAGAAAAGGCCGACGCCCTGCTGAAGTCGATGGGACACGATCCCGACTCGATGGACCAGGGGGAGCGCGACAAGTTCCATACCGTCTATTCCGCGATGCACGCCGAGGGGGCGGACCCCGACAGCGATCAAGAGAATGGCGGCGAAAAGGAGGAGAAGGAAGTGAACGAAGGCGGCAAAGAAGAGGTCGAAAAGAAGATGCAGGCCCGGATGCGAAAGACCTTCGCGGCCGAGACCATGCGATTGGACACGATCAACAAGTCCCATAATCAGGTCCGCGCGGCCTGGTCGATGGACGTCAAGGAGCACAAGGACAAATGCAAGGCCGCAGACGAGCTTCGCGCTAAGGCCGCGGAAAGCGACTGGTCAGTCGATAAGATCGAGCTCGAATTCATGCGCCTTGGCCGCCCGGAGGGCCACATCTCCGGCACGCGCGGCAACAGTTTCGACGTCGACACGTCGGTCCTTGAGGCCGCCGCCTGCCGTTCGCTGATGATGCCGGAAGACAAGATGGCAAAGTTCTTCAAGCCGGAAGTGCTGGAGGCCAGCGCCCGCCGCGAGCTGCGCGGGCTGGGGCTCAAGGCCCTGCTTGCCATCGGCGGTCGTCCGCGAGGGTTCGTCGCTCCCTACGGCAACTGGCAGGATAGTGACATTCGCGAGGCGCTTGCCTGCGCTTATCCGGACCGCCGCAGCCTGCGCGCCGAAGGCTCGACCTTCCAACTTCCGGGCATCTTGTCCAACGTCGTCAACAAATATCTGTACGAGGGATTCTGGATGGTTGACGATTCCTGGACGAAGGTTTCCACGAAGCGGCCGGCCCCGGACTTCAAGCCGGTTCCTGGATTCCGTATCTTTGGGAACCTGACGTTTGAGAAGATCGGCAAAAATGGCGAAATTCCGCATGGGGACGTTGGCGAATTGGTCTACGTCAACAACGCCGAGACCTATGCGAAGGCCATCGTAACGACGAGGCAAGATATCCGCAACGACGACCTCTCGGCCCTCTCGCGGATTCCGCAGTTGATCGGCATGGGGGCGGCCTACGCGCTCAACCACAAGGTGTGGAGCGTGTTCCTCGCGGGCAAGGACTCGCAGGGCAACACGGTTTTTTCGGCCGGAAACAACAACTACGTCAACGGCAGCACGACGGCGAACAATATCACGCAAGCCACGTCGGCCTTGACTACGGTATCTCTGGCTTACGCTCGGCAGCTCTTCCGCCAGCAGACCAAGCCCGACGGCGAGCCCCTGGGCTTCCCGCCGGCGACGTTGATGGTTCCCCCGGCCCTGGAAACGATGGCCGAACAGATTTACAAGAGCACCGAGCTGCGGCAGGTCTTGAGCCTGGCGACGAACGCCACGGCCGTCAACTATTCGCAGTTCCTCGAAACGCCCGCGACGAACATTTTCAAGGGGCAGTTCGAGCCGGTCGTCAACCCGTACATTTCCGCTTCGGATGCCCCGACCGGATCGACCGGCAGCGATTCCGCGTGGTATTTGTTTGCCAACCCAGCGCAGCTCGGCCTCATCGAGATCGTGTTCCTGGACGGCCAGCAGACGCCCACGGTCGAGAGCAGCGAGGCCGATTTCGACGTGCTGGGCCTGGCCCATCGTGGCTTCTTCGACTTCGGTGTGAAACTCATGGAATACCGGGCCGCCGTCAAGGCGTCGGGCTCCTGAAAAGAAAACAGGCCCCACGAATCGGGCTTTGCGTTTGAAGCGGATAGCGGGTCGTGCCGCCTCCGCAAAATAACCCAAGGAGCCTATCATGGCCGAAACTCAATTTCCCGGCTGGCGCTTGCACAAGCGCCGGGGCGAGGCGCTGAAGTACACCGTTCCCACGGCCTTCGCCGCCGGTTCTCTATTGTCTTTCTATTCCGGCGTAACCGCGCCGGGATTCTCGCTGGCGGCCCAGCTTCCGGCGGGCGCGTTCATCAATATCAATGGGCAGTTGTACATTACCCGCAATTCGGCCTTTGCCGGCCAGGTCGCGGAAATGGACCCGCTGAACTGGCACCCCACGTACATCATGCCGAAGGCGTCGGTCTCGATCACGACCGACCGCACGGCCCTGTACTGGGACCAGACTAATTGCGTGGCGACGACCACAGCCGGTTCGAATAAGTTCATCGGCTATTCCGTGCCGAACAACGATCTTGCGACCGGGAGCGTGTACTCGGCAACGGGGACCACGATCACGGCAGCGGGCACGTTGACCGCATTCGACAGCCAGACGCAAGCCTACACGTTGACCGGCGGAAGCTCGGGAGATGGTGTGGAGAACACCTACCAGACGACGGACAAATACGTCGAGGTGGAAGTCGTCGTGTCGAATTCGATCAGCGTCGGCGGCGGGTTCGGCCCGATCCAGAACATCACGGCGGTCGGGGCGAACAACTCGGCCACGGCGGCCGCGCTGGGTCAAGGCTATTACTACGTCAGCGGTGCGAACAACAACGCCGGCGTAATCCTCGCGTCGGGCACGGCCTGCCGCTTGAAGAACGCGGCGGCCGCCACGGCCACGGAGCTGTTTGTGTGGCCCCCGGTGGGCGGCGCCATCAACGGCGGATCGACCAACGCGGCCTACAATCTCGGCGGCACTTACACCGTCGAATTGACGCCCGCGGCAAATAACAGCTTGCAGTTCTACACGTTCCCGACGACCGCGAGCTGAGTTGGAGTTCGGCGCGGCCCCAATCCGCGCCATCAACCCCGGCGGCAGGCGTCCTCGCTTGCGCTGCCGCCGGGACTTTTTTCCAGGCGAGAAAAAGCGAGAAAGCGAGAAATGATTTACCAACTGTTTTACGACGAGGAAGGGCGACAGCGGTGTTTCGATGGGCTGCCGTGCTATACGCCCCTTGGCCTGTCTCTAGCCGATTTCACCAATCGAGTTTATCCATGTCTCTGCGAATGGTCGGCCATCCGTTATTTTGGACGGACTTTCGTGCCCGGAGGTTGGGTCGGCTTCACCTCGTATCGCCAAGACGACAAAGAGCCCGGCAAAGGCTTTCGGTTTCATCCCGAAGACGCGGCGGCCTTCGACTCGGCCGACGTGCTGACGTGGGGCCTCGTGACTTGCCAGCACGAAGGCGAGTCTTGCAGCGTGGCCCTTCAGCTCGACGACGCCTTCCCCGGATTGACCGACAAATTGGAA